TGGGCGAAAGAAGTAATTGAGGAGTGTAATGACTTTCCGAGTGGTCTAAACGACGACCTCGTCGATTCGACGACTTTAGCGTTACTACGTTTTCGTCAAGGTGGTTTTATTCGGCTTCCTAATGATGACGAAGAAGACGATATGCTATATAAATACAGAAAAAAAGCTGCATATTATTAGTATGATGACTTATAATAACTACTACCTAATCACATGGGGAGTCATCGTGGAAAAAATATGTACTAAATGTAAACAGCTATTAGATATAAATTTGTTTTCTATAGATAAATATAAAGCTAGTGGCTATAGATCTGCATGTAAAAAATGTTCTGCATTAGAGTTTAAACGTTACAAAACAGATAACCCAACCTCATATCTTAAAAGACTTGCCGCTTCAAAGATACAAAGAGCTGTCCAAAAAGAAGTTACCCCCATGCAATATTGGGCACATAACGGATACCACAACGCTAAAAATAGGGCTAAAAAATTAAACCTTGAGTTTGGATTAACAAAAAAGTGGCTACTAGATAACGCGCCTACTCATTGCCCTTTACTAGGTATTGAGTTAAGCTACACCGCAGAAACGTCTACGCCTAATTGCGCATCAATAGATAGGATAAATAGTCTTAAAGGGTATACGCAAGATAACTGTAAAATTATTTCGTTTAAGGCGAACCGTATGAAAAGCAATGCAACGCTTGAAGAAATTGAAATACTTGCGCGTAATTTACGCGATTATTAAGGATAAATTATGGCAATCGACAAAGCACTATATTCAGCCCCACAGGGAATTGCTCAGTTAGAGGACGGGGAAGAACCCGCGTTAGAGATCTCAATTGAAGACCCCGAGGCTGTCGAGATTGGTGTTGATGGTCAGCCATTAATGAGAATAGAAAAAGATGAAGAAGGTTCTGACTTTGATGAGAACTTAGCAGAACTTCTTGATGAGAATGTATTACAAACTCTAGCTAGTGATTTAACTGGCGATTTTGATGCGGACATTTCTGCTCGCAAAGATTGGATACAAACCTACGTGGACGGTCTAGAACTTCTGGGCCTTAAAATTGAAGAGCGTGCTGAACCTTGGGAAGGCGCCTGTGGTGTGTACCATCCACTCCTCTCTGAAGCAGTTGTGAAGTTCCAAGCAGAAACCATGATGGAGACGATGCCTGCAGCCGGTCCCGTGAAGACCCAGATCATTGGCAAAGAAACTCCTGAGAAAAAAGCAGCAGCCCAGCGTGTCCAAGAGGACATGAACTATCAGATTACTGATGTGATGAAAGAGTATCGTCCAGAACATGAGCGCATGCTCTGGGGCTTAGGACTTGCAGGTAATGCGTTTAAGAAAGTATATTTTGACCCAAGCTTGCAACGTCAAGTATCCATGTATGTTCCTGCAGAAGATGTTGTCGTCCCCTATGGAGCTTCTAGCTTAGAGTCAGCTGAGCGTGTCACGCATGTGATGCGTAAAACAGAAAACGATGTGCGTCGCTTGCAGCATGAAGGTTTTTACCGAGACGTTGATCTTGGTGAACCTGTACAGGTGATGGACGAGATTGAGAAAAAGATCGCAGAAAAGCTTGGCTTTAAAGCGACAACTGATGATCGCTTCAAGTTATTAGAGATGCATGTTGAGCTCGACCTGCCTGGGTTTGAGCATGAGAATGAAGACGGTGAGCAAACAAAGATCGGCCTTCCATATGTAGTAACAATCGAGAAGGGCACTAATACTATATTAGCTATCCGTAGAAACTGGAGACCAGAAGATGATACTTATCGTAAAAGAAATCACTTTGTTCATTATCCGTATATTCCAGGTTTTGGTTTTTACGCTTTTGGCCTTATTCATCTCGTCGGCGCTTTTGCTAAGTCTGGGACTTCTCTTATTCGGCAGCTTGTGGATGCCGGGACACTATCAAATCTGCCAGGCGGCTTTAAGACCCGTGGGATGCGAGTCAAAGGTGACGACACACCAATAGCCCCAGGAGAGTGGCGTGATGTGGACGTGCCTGGCGGCACAATGCGGGACAACTTGTTACCGCTCCCATACAAAGAACCATCAACAGTTTTATATCAGTTACTAGGAACAATCGTAGAAGAAGCACGTCGGTTTGCTGGCACTGCTGATCTACAAGCATCTGACATGAGCGCTAATGCTCCAGTCGGAACAACCTTGGCAATATTAGAGCGAACATTGAAGTCAATGAGTGCTGTGCAAGCTCGCATCCACTATGCAATGAAGCAAGAGTTCCAGCTGCTTAAAGACATCATCAGAGATTACACACCAGAAACTTACGAGTATGAGCCAACTGAAGGCTCACGTATGGCTAAGCAATCAGACTATGACATGGTCTATGTGTTGCCGGTGTCCGATCCCAACGCGGCTACTATGGCGCAAAAAGTCGTGCAGTATCAAGCAGCTCTACAACTCGCTCAAACCGCACCGCAGCTCTATGATCTTCCACTTCTACATCGTCAGATGTTAGACGTGTTGGGAATCAAGAATTATCAGAAGCTTGTACCAATGCCTGAGGACATGAAGCCACGTGATCCTGTGTCAGAGAATCAGAATATTCTGATGAACAAACCTGTTAAAGCATTCATCTCACAAGATCACCAAGCGCATATCACTGTGCATATGAGTATGGCGCAAGATCCTCATATCCAACAACTAGTTAGCCAGAACCCACAACTAGCTCAGCAGATTCAAGCGGAGTTATCAGCTCACGTGGCTGAGCACTTGGGTATGGAGTACCGCAAACAGATGGAGCAGCGCATGGGTATGGTGTTACCTCCTATGCCGCAGGATCAAGATGATGAAGAGCCAAATATGCCACCAGAAGTCGAGGCACAGATTTCACAAATGGCAGCTCAAGCAGCTACTCAGATGTTGCAACAACACCAGCAACAGGCTCAACAAGCTCAGGCACAGCAGCAAGCTCAAGACCCAATCATCCAGTTGCAGCAACAAGAAGTTATGATCAAAGCCCAAGAGCAACAACGCAAGGCTAAGAAAGATCAAGACGACTTTATCCTCAAGCAACAGCAGTTGGCCCTTGAGAAGCTGCGCATTGAGAAGCAGCAAGAAACTGAAGGTGCCAAGATGGCAATCCAAACAACTCTAGCTAAACGGAAAGCTCAAGACGACCAGATGGTTGCAGGAGCTGAGATGGCGATGGACTTTGGTAAACATCAGACTCAATTAGCTCATCAAAAAGAGTTAGCAACGATGCAGCATGAAGCACAAAGAGATATGACACGAATGAATCAAGCAGCACAAAAACAAACGGAAGTAAAAAAGGAAACACCAAAGAAAGGTAAATAATGGACGCAGACCAGGCGTTAGCTCATGTAATACGGTTATTAGATGAGAGAGTTTTACAAATTCAAGAAATCTTAGCGGACGATGCTTGCAAGACTATTGAAGAGTACAAAAAATTATGTGGTGAAGTAAAAGGTCTCTTTACCGCACGTAACTATATAACTGACCTTAACAAAACTATGGAGAACTCCGATGAGTGACCAAACGGTAGTGGACTTAAGTCAAGCGATTGACCTAAGAGCAGTAATGAAAGAAGCGGAAGAAAAAGCCAAACAGCTCCCAGAGCCAAAAGGATATCGCATTTTGTGCGCAATCCCAGAAGCAGAAGAAGCTTATGATAGTGGCATCCTTAAATCAGACGAAACTCGTAGGGTTGATGAGCTTTTAACTACAGTTTTATTCGTAGTTAAGCTTGGTCCTGATTGCTATAAAGATGTAGAAAGGTTCCCAAGTGGACCGTACTGCCAAGAAGGTGACTTTGTATTGACTCGCCCGAACGCAGGTACCCGTCTAGTAATCCACGGACGTGAATTTCGCATCATTAACGACGATTCTGTAGAGGCTGTAGTCCAAGATCCTCGTGGAATTACTCGTAAATTCATTTAAGGAGTAAGTTATGGCAGAAAATTTTCAATTCCCAGACGAATTAGGGCTAGAAGGTGAGGGTAAACCCTTAAATTCAGCCGAAAATGAGGGCGTAAACGATGAAATTGAGATTGAAATCGTCGACGATACCCCTAAAGAAGACCGTAATCGTAGGCCTATTGACCCAGAAACTAAGCAAAAACTGGAGAATTTAGACGAATCTGAGGACTATTCAGAGACGGTTAAGGAGAAATTCGCACAATACAAGAAGGCTTGGCATGAAGAACGCAGAATTAAAGAAGCTGCACTTCGTGAACAACAAGAGGCTTTAAACGCTGCGCAAGCGCTCCTAGACGAGAATAATCGTCTGAAAAAACAGCTTAAGTATGGTGAAAAAGAGTTAAACCAAAGTAATAAGTCAGCTGCTAAAGCAGAATTAGAAAAAGCTAAGCAGGCTTACAAAGAAGCTTATGATTCTGGTGATTCTGACAAACTGTTAAAAGCACAAGAGAATTTAACTCGTGCGCAGATCAAACTTGACAGTGCAAAGAAGTTTAAAAATACTGTACAAATTCCACAGAATGATGTACAAATACCTCAACGGCAAGTTGCCCAACAGCAACCGCCGCAGATGGACCCTAAAGTTGCTCAGTGGGTGTCACGAAATCAGTGGTTTGTAGACCCGGCTAAGAAGTCGATGCGCAAATATGCTGAAGGCGTTCACGAGGAACTGCAAGAAAAATATGGCGTTGGTTTTATCGGTACAGATGAATACTATAACGCTATAGATAATGAAGTAAAACGCCGGTTCCCGGAGGAATTTGGTGGTAAAGGTGAAGAGGAGGGAAAGCCTCAACGCCAAAAGGTAAGTACGGTCGTAGCTCCCGCAAAACGTAGCACCGCGTCTAAAAGAATTGTGCTAACGAAAACGCAGATTGCCTTGACCAAAAAACTCGGCATTACACCAGAGCAATACGCACGTCAACTTACTAATGAAGGAGCTTAATAATGGCTACAAATAGATTACAACGCGAGATGGAAAACCGTGAAATGGCAGAGCGTCCTAAGCAGTGGATGCCACCTGAACTTTTACCGGAACCGGACAAACAACCGGGGTTTGAATATCGCTGGATTCGTGTTTCAACATTGAACAGTCCTGATCCTCGTAATATTTCTGCGAAATTTAGAGAGGGGTGGGAGCCAGTACATGTGGACGAACAACCAAAATATAAACTGCTAGCTAGTCGAGAAGGCGTCTACAAAGACAATATCGAGATTGGTGGGTTATTACTCTGCAAGATTCCTGAAGAGTTTGTTGCTCAACGGATGGCTTATGAGGCCAACCAGACTCAAGCGCAATCAGAAGCTGTGGACAATAATTTAATGCGCCAAAGTGATTCTAGAATGCCGATCTTTATGGAACGGAAGTCAACAGTTACATTTGGCAATGGTTCTTAATTAATTTAGGAGATTTACATGGCTTATCCTACAGTTTCAAGCCCATACGGGCTAAAGCCTGTTAACCTCATCGGTGGTCGTGTATTTGCTGGTTCTACCCGCATGTTCCCCATCGTTAACGGTTACAGCACAAGCCTGTTCAATGGTGACGTTGTTCAGCTTGGTACCGGTGCTAACATCGGTGCATTGGTTGCCTCTGGTCTTACATACAACGCTTCAAGCGCTGTTGCAGGTACTATTGGTGTGTTTGTTGGTTGCGAGTATTCAACTACTGGCGGCCCAATCTACGGTAAAAACCGTTATCAATTCTGGCAGGCTTCAACAACTGCTCCAGATGCGACTGGTTATGTTGTAGATGATCCTCAAGCTGTTTTCCAAGCAGCGGTTGTTGTTAATCCAGCTGGTACTGGTGGTTCTACTACTATTGCCTACGTTAACCCAGCTTTCATCGGTTCTAATGCTTATTACATTGGCGCTGCTGCTGGTAATACTGGTTCTACAACTACTGGTGACTCTTTAGCTGGTGTTGCAGTATCTGCATCTGCTACTGTAAGTACACCTATTACAACCTCAGCTCCATTCCGTATCGTTGGTGTTGTTGGCGCATCTGCTGTAACTGTTGCTGCTTCTGCTACAAGCTCTAGCACAACTATTACTTTGGCTGCTTCAAACAGCGCTATCGTTCCTGGTATGGCAGTAAACGGCCCTGGCATTAACCAAGGTTCTAACACTTATGTAACAGCTGTGTCTGGTACTTCTGTAACGATTAATAACGCAGTAGCAACTGCGCAATCGACTGCAGCTCAGTTCTCATTCACTGGTTACCCAGAAGTATTAGTGGCTTGGAATGCTGGATATCACAGCTATAACAACGCTACTGGCGTTTAATTAAAGGAGTAATTTAAATGGCTATTTCTCGTGCCCAACTACTAAAAGAGTTGCTCCCCGGCTTGAACGCTTTGTTTGGCTTGGAGTATGCTCGCTACGGTGAAGAACATAAAGAGATCTATGAAACAGAGACCTCTGAGCGTTCTTTTGAAGAAGAAACCAAACTGTCAGGCTTTAGCGCTGCACCAGTCAAAAACGAAGGCCAAGCCATCGCCTATGACAATGCGCAAGAAGCATGGACTGCACGTTACAACCACGAAACTATTGCCCTTGGCTTTAGCTTGACTGAAGAAGCAATCGAAGACAACCTCTACGATTCTTTGTCTGCTCGCTATACCAAAGGTCTGGCTCGTGCTATGGCGTACACCAAGCAAGTTAAAGCTGCAGCAGTTTTGAACAACGGTTTTAATGGTCAAGTTACTTATGGTGACGGTCAGCCTTTGTTCTCTACAGCACATCCATTGATCTCTGGCGGTACTAACGCCAATACTCCATCTACTCCTGCTGATTTGAATGAAACTGCGTTGGAAAACGCTGTTATCCAGATCGCTGCATGGACAGATGAGCGTGGTCTCTTGATCGCTGCACGTCCTAAGAAATTGGTTGTTCCACCTGCTCTCCAGTTCGTGGCAACTCGTTTGTTAGAGACTGAACTTCGTGTTGGTACAAACAACAACGACATCAATGCAATTAAGAACAACGGTTCGATCCCAGAAGGTTACACAATTAACCACTTCTTGACCGCAACCAATGCATGGTTCTTGACCACTGATGTGCCTAACGGTTTGAAACACTTTGTTCGTATTCCATTGCAAAACAGCATGGACGGTGACTTTGACACCGGTAACGTACGTTACAAATCCCGTGAGCGTTACAGCTTCGGCGTTTCTGATCCATTAGGTATTTATGGTTCATACTAAGTAGTGCGGAGGGGGCATAAAAACCCCCTCTTTTTGTTTTATTTGATGTATGATTTAATTACTGGGTGATTCACTATGTCGCCACTGCCCCAGCAGACGATGCAACGATTGACATAGTAACTTTTGCATAAGGAGTCCATTATGGGACGCAGTACATTTGAAGGCCCAATTCTTTCGGGCGATAA